CTCTTTCTTACACCCGCGCTAAAATAAAAGTCTAAAATTTTAACATATATTTGTAAATATGAAAGGAAGGCCACGCGTACCAACCGAAATTAAAGTTTTAAAAGGCACCATTGAACGCAGCAGGGAATTGCTCGCGCCGATGATTGTAGAATTGAGCGAAGGCGTGCCTCAACCTCCAGCGCATTTGGACGCTTTGGGCTTTGAATATTGGGAGGTGACCTGCAAAGAGTTAAAAAATAACAATTTGCTTACTGGCGTAGATCTTGGATTGGTTGCCGGATATTGTAACGAGTTGGGGCTTTATAAGAAAGCCTGCGGAATAACCGAGAAAGAAGGCGAAGTAATTATAAATCGTTTTGGAGACAAAGCTATTAATCCGTGGTATGACGTTAGAAGCAGAGCATTAAAGCAAGCCACTCAGATGGGGCAGTTATTTGGAGTAACTCCAAGCGCTCGTGGAAAAATTGAAACGGGCAAAAGTGCGCCTGTATCTAAATTAGAACTACTTAAAAAGAAAACTGGATAAAATTTAAAATATGAAAAACAATACTAACAAAGCAGTTAGCAGCGAGCCTGTTGAAACTGCAAGCTTAACCAACGCTAAGGCTGTTGAGTTTAAAGTAACTGGCTCTGGCGATTGTTGGATAGTACAACGCGCTCAGGGCGGAGAGTTTAAACATTGCGATGCTGATGGACTATGGGCCGAAGTGCCGAAATTTTACAGAAATGAGGAAATAGCGAAACGCGCTGCTGCTTATTTTGAAGTAAACTCTTAAACATTTTGGGCCACACTTACGCTTTATCTGTACTCTCGGGTAAAATCGAGGCTTGTAAGCAAGTGCGCAATGCGTGCGAGCGTTATATGCGTGACAGAGAAAGCGGAGCGTGGGAATTTGACGAAGAGGCCGCAGAGCACGCCATTCGCTTTATTGAAGAATTAGAGCACACTACGGGAGAATATGCAGGCCGTAACTTTAAATTGGAGGGCTGGCAATCTTTTATAGTGTGGTGTCTGTTTGGATTTAAGCGCGACGGAGTTCGTCGCTTTACGCGTGCTTATGTAGAAGTACCTCGCAAAAATGGTAAATCTACCTTTAGCAGTGCCATAATGCTGTATGGGCTATTAGTTGACGATGAGCCAGCCGCGCAGGTATATTCTGCGGCGACAAAACTCGAGCAGGCGATGATGGTATTCGGCGAGTCGGTTAGAATGTGTCAAAATATCAGCTGGCTAGCGGAAGCGGTGACTGTTAACAACTCTACCAACAACAGACGCATATTGTACGGGCAAAGCATTTACAGGCCGTTGGAATGGAACCCAAACAAACAGGACGGACTTAATACGCACTTTGCAGTTATAGACGAATACCACGCGCACCCAAACGACGAGCTTTATAACGTAATTCGTAACTCGATGGGGGCACGAAGGCAGCCGTTATTATTTACGATTACTACGGCAGGCTTTAACAAAGAGGCTCCGTGTTATAAGCACCGTCAATATTGCGCTAGCGTGTTGGATGGCTCAATTATAGACGAGTCTTTATTTTCGGTAATTTATACGCTAGATGAGGGCGACGATTGGACGGACTCTAAAAACTGGATAAAGGCTAACCCAAACTGGGGCGTATCTGTTTATCCGAGACAATTAGAGCAAGCGCTAACTGAAGCTAAGGAATTTGTCAGCAAAGAGGTAGAGTTTAAAACAAAGCTGCTCAATGTTTGGACAGACACGGCACTTACTTGGATTCCAGACAGTGATTGGAAGGAGTGCGGGGAGTTTGGCGATTTGGACGGGATTTGCTACGGCGGGCTAGATTTGGCAACTACTGGAGACTTTTGCGCGTTTAGTTTATACTGGCCTCAGAGCGGGGCGTTAAAAACTTGGTATTTTTTGCCAGAAGAGAGTATAAAGCGGAGAAAGGACGCAGCAGGGCAGTCAATTCGGCAATGGGTTGCAGATGGGGCTATTATTGCAACTGAAGGCAACGTAACGGACTATAACTACATTAAAGCGACGATATGTAGACTAGCGACTCAATACGATATTAAAGACATTGCTTTTGACCGTTACAATAGCAGCCAGTTGGTAATTGAGTTGCAAAATGAGGGTTTGAGTTTATTTCCATTTGGGCAGGGTTTTGTTTCTATGTCAGCCCCAACGATGGAACTAGAGCGCTTAGTAAAGGAGCGCAAGATAAAACACGAAGCGAACCCAGTAACGCGGTGGCAAATGGGTAATATTATGCTGAGAACCGACCCAGCGGGAAATATTAAGATAGATAAGGCTAAAAGCGGGGATAAGGTCGACGGCCCCGTGAGTATCGTTATGGCGTTGGGAACGGCTATGCAAGACGCTGCTAAAGAAAAAGATAGCGATTTTTGGTTTATTTCTTTATAACTTTGTAAAATGAAAAGCGACGCTTGGCTTACTTATATAGATAACTTTATGCAAGAGTACTATAAGGAACTGCCTACTGCTGCGAGTTATAAAGAAGCGTATGAAAGAATTGAAGCGCGCCACTTTGTAATTTTTGATAGAAACCGCTTTAAGAGTTACGACGTTTTTCGCTCTACTTTATCGCGTTGGCTAGAAAAAAACCGCCCATAATTGCGATAAGCCGCTTTTAGTTGTAAATGTTTCTTAAAACTTGCTTTAATTTCGCCTTATGCAGTTTAGCATAAAAAGACTATTAGGACTAGAGAGCGTCCAGAAGAGGAGCGGCCTTGTGGCCCCTTCTGACTGGCTCGTAAACTCGTTAAATAATGTATTTGGATACCAGACAAAGAGCGGCCAAGCGGTAAATCCGCGCACTGCTATGTCTATTGCGAGCGTTCACGCTTGTATTCGAGTAATTGCGGACGGTATTGCGGGGTTGAGTTTGAAATTATATAGAGAGGGGGCAAATGGGAAAGAGCAAGTTTTTTCTAATTACGCAACTGTACTAATAAATGAGCCGAACCCGTATCAAACTAAGTACGATTTTACCGTTTTTATGGTTGGGGCTTTGGCTCTGCGCGGTAACGCTTATGCCTTTATTAATCGAGACGCTAATTACTTGGGTACTAGCCTGCATCCAATAAGCCCAGATTATGTTACACCAGTTTTGGCCGATGGACAATTATTTTACAAAATTTCAGCCAAAGGATACCCGAGCGTAATACCCGCTACGGATATGCTGCATTTTAAAGGGCTTTGTTTGGATAATCCGTTAATCGGAGTCTCTCCACTTACCTTACACGCTGAAACTTTAGGGATTGATTTAGCCGCTATCTCTGGGAATGCTGGAGTATATAAAAACGGGGTGCTTAAGTTTCTTCTAACTTCTGAACAACAAATAAAGCCAGAACAAGCGGCACCCCTAAAACAGTCTTTAGATGACGTTATAGACGGCGCTAGCCGCTCTACTGTGTTGCCTAATGGTATTAAAATGGAGCGTTTGAGTTTGAGCCCAGATGAGGCCAAATATCTTGAAACGCGCAAATTTGACGCTGAGGAAATTGCCCGTATTTTTGGCGTTCCTGCTTCAATGATTGGAGCTAAAGATGGGATTAAGTCCTCTGTTGAGCAAGAGTATCAAGATTTTTACGCTCGAACTTTGATGAGCTATGCAATTAACATAGAGCAGGAGTTAGCGCGTAAATTGCTTACCGAAGCAGACAAAGCAAGCCACTATTTTAAATTTAACTTTAACTCATTGCTTCGCGCTTCTGCAAATGACAGAGCAGACTACTATAATAAGGGTATCCGTGGCGGGTGGTTGAATAGAAACGAGGCGCGCGATTTAGAGGACGCTAACCCCTTTACTGGAGGCGATGAGTACCTTATCGAGTCTAACCTTATCCCTGCTTCTAAAATTGATGCCTATATGAATGCTAAAATTGAGCAACTTATGAGCACTGCCGACAAAAACAACAATCCTACTGGAACTAATAACCAAACTGTAAACTAATGACACCAGAAAGACGCGCCTTTATTGGCACCATTGAAGCCAGAGCGGAAGGCGATAATATGCCTACTGAAATTACTGGCGTTGCTGCTATTATTAATAGCGTAACTGATTTGGGATTTGCTGAAGAGGTAATTTTGGACGGCGCTTTTGATGGGGCGCTAGAAGATGACGTGCGAGTATTGGGGAACCACGACCCTAATATCGTACTGGGACGCACAAAGGCTGGAACTGCTAAGATATTTGTTAAGGCAGATGGCGCTTTAGGTTATACGTTTACTCCAGACTACCAAAACCCTACACACGTAAGCTGGGTGCGTTCAATTATGCGCGGCGATGTTAGCCAGTCTAGTTTTGCTTTTACGATTGCAGAAGGTGGCAGCCGTTGGGTTGAGTCTGTAAAATACGGCCCAATGGGTAAGCGTGAAATTACACAAATTAAAAACCTTTACGACGTGAGCCCTGTTACCTATCCCGCTTATTCTGATACTAGTGTAAGCGCTAGAGATCTAGAGGCCGCAAAATATGAGCGTGAGTTAATTGCAGCAGAAGAGAGTAAAGCCTCTGCCGATGTAATTGCTTTAGCGCTTGCTAGATACAAAAACTATTAAAAAAACCAAAAAAAATGAATAAAATTAAAGCATTAAAAGAAGAGCGTGGACGTTTGCTAGGCGAATTGTCTACCTTGCAAGGCACTTTGGAAAAAGAAAGCCGTTCTATGGCGGACACTGAAAAAACCCGCTTGACTGAAATCGAAGCTCGTTTGAGCGCTATTAAAGACGAAGTTGAAACTTTGGAGCGTTTGCAAAACTTAGCTGCTCAGGCTGCTGGAAGTTCTGCTAGCAAAAGCGAAGAAGTTGAAAAAGGTAAAATGGCTGACGCTTACAGCTTCCGTAAGGCTATGCAAATGGCGACTAGCGGACGTAAAGAAGGCGTAGAAGGTGAAATGTCTGCTGTTGCTGCTGCTGAATTTCAGCGTAGCGGTGTAAGCGTTGCTGCTCACTCTTTGCTTATCCCTTCTGAAGTGTTCACTCGTTCTATGACTGCAACAGGTGGAACTTCTGGCTCTGAAGGTGGTGTAAACATCCAAACTTCAGTAGGTGGAATTATCGACGTTTTGATGCCTAAAATGGTGTTAAATGGCTTGGGCGTTCAAAAATTGAGCGGATTAGTAGGCAATTTGGATATGCCAACCGCAAGCACTTTGCCTGCTGCTGGATGGAATACTGAAAACGGTACTGCTACTGAAAAGAGCCCTGCTTTTGGTAAAGTTACTTTCTCTCCTAAGCGTTTGGCTGCTTTTATCGCAGTTTCTAACCAGTTGATGCTTCAATCTTCTAACTCAATCGATACTTATGTGCGTGAGTTTTTGTTAAACGCTATGGCTTTGGAATTGGAGAAAGCTGCTATTAAAGGGGGTGGTTCTAATGAGCCAGTAGGTATTTTGGGTAACTCTAGCATTAATATTGCTTACGCTGGAAATGCTGCCTCTAACTCTACTAACGCTAACGGCGCTGCTGCTGTTTGGGCTGACGTAGTAAACTTGGACAAGTTGGTAGACGTTGCTAACGCTCAAGGTAACGCTTACATTACTAACCCTAAAGTTAAAGCTGCTTTGCAGTTGACTGCGCGTCAGTCTTCAGGTGTTGAGGGTAACTTTATTTTGCCTTCTGCCACTAACGAATTGAACGGCTATCCTTTCGCTTGGTCTACTAACGTACCTAGCAACTTGTCTAAAGGTAACTCTAGCACTTTGTCTGCTTTGATTTACGGAGACTTTACAAAGATGGCTATCGCTTCTTGGGGTGGTATGGAGTTGACAGTTGACCCTTATAGCGGTGCTAAAGGTGGTTTGACTAACGTAATCCTTAACTCTTATTTGGACGTAAATTTGTTGCAGCCTACTGCGTTCGCTGCTATCAAAGATATCGTAGCCTAATAACCTGCCCGCTTGGGGGCTCTAAAGTTCCAAGTGCTGCGGGGGGTCTTGAATGCATCCCCCTCGGGCCAAATGTTAGTAAAATTTATTGATAATCCAACAGGACGCTTTAACCTTGCATATAATGCGGGAGACGTTGTAGAAATTGAAAATAAACAGGCTAGCCTTTTAATTGAGGCCCAGCTTGCCGTTGAGGTCGAAATTGAGAAGCCAGCCGTTAAGACTAGCAAAAAAAAGCCAGTTAATCCAGAGACCGCTTTAGATGCAGAGTAATGTTTAGGGCACGCCGTTACATATCCTACGCAAACGCAGCAACCGACTATATAACTTTAGCCGAGGCAAAGCAGCATTTACGCGTTACCAGTTCTAGCGACGATTCGTATATTACTGGCTTAATTGCTATGGCTATCGAGTCTTGTAGCAGTTATTTGGGTTATTCTGTACGCAAAGCCACTGCGCGCTATGGATACGACGGATTTACAGGCCAGCCAGCGCTCGTTAATCCCGTAAATGGGCTTACGATACCTTCGGGCAATTATCTGCGCGTAAATAGCCGCGTTTTAAGTGTAGAGGAGGTTTATTATACTAATGCGAGCCAAACGCTTACTGCTTTTAGCGCAAGTGATTGGATAGATACTGCTAGCACTAATTTACTGGCCACCTATTCGCGCAACGTGTTTATAAACTCTGCGCCTGTTTCAGTAACGGACGATTTAATAAAATACCAAGTTGAGGTTATTGAGGGATTTAATCCAGTAGGCACTACTTCGGTAGACCCAGATACTATCTTTCCAATGTCAATTAAACACGCCGCTTTATTGTTAGTGGGGCAGTATTACGATAACCGTATGGCTATAACTGTGGGCGTGTCTAATAGCCCTCTAAACTTTGGTTATACTTATTTATTAGACCCTTATAAAATTGCTATAACAATATGAACGCGGGCCTAATGGACGAATTAATTAGCGTCCAAAACTACACAGAAACAATCGACACCAACACGGGCGAGAAATTGCCAAGCTGGAGCGAGTATGCTAGTGTATGGGCAAGAGTTCAAGAGCAGGAAACTGGAAGCGAGCAAGTCAATGCGGATAGAGTTGAAAATAAGCAAATTGTTTCTTTTACTTGTCGTTATAACTCTAGTTTTAGCGTTACCGATAGAATAGTCTGGAGAGGTAACAAATACAACATTATAGCCGTGAGCCAAGTTGAGCGCCGAATGTATAGTAAATTGCATACGCAAATAACTTTTTACAATGACTAAATTTAGCACAGAGTTAGCAAATGCGGTAAAAGGCATTAAAAGCCTCGGTCTAAGCCCCCAAATTGTGGGCGGGGTTATTGAGCGCAACTCTGAGCAGTTTATAACTTTAGCAAAACAAAACATACAGGACGACACGGGAAACCTAAGCCGCTCTGTTGGGTTTATTAATAAAAATGCTAAGTATAAATTTAGCGCTGTTAGATTGATAGGAGCGCGAGTTTACGGAGGGTATAGAGGATACCACGCTTATATTTATGAGCACGGTACCAAAGAGCGAAAAACTAAAGCAGGAGCTAGCAAGGGTAAAATGCCTGCTAGTAATTATATGCTTCGCGCTTTTGACGCTTACTCTTCTACTTTTATCGCCAAAACAGAGCGAGACATTGTTAAAATTATAGAACAAAATGCCCGCAAGGCTGGAATGAATACAACCAAATAAAAAAATAAAAAACTAAAAATATGGCAACTACTAACCCAGTAAACGGTACGCTTATTGCAATTTACAAAGATGTAAGCGGAACCTTAACAAAAATCGCTAACGCGACCTCTAACGATTTCGACATTACAAAAGATATGCTCGATATTACTAACAAAGACTCTGCGGGATGGAAAGAGTTTTTAGTTGGCGAGGGCGGTTGGACTATGAAAATCGATGGGATGTTTGAAGAGGACGGAAGTGTAGGCTCTGGCGGGCAGTCTTGGAAAGATGTAATGACCGACCTATTGGCTGGAACTTCTGTAACTGTTGTAATGACTTCAAACGTAACAGGAGACCAAAAATTAAGCGGTTCTGCGTTTTTCTCTAACTTGACTCTTGCAGCTCCTGATAATGCTGTTAGTACTTTCTCTGCTTCTTTGCAAGGTACTGGCGCTTTGACTGTTGGCACTGTTTCATAATCTATGACGGAAGTAAAAATAGGGGGTGTAACTCACCCCCTCTACTTCTCTATGCTGGCTATTGAGCAAGTATTAGCGGAGTTGAAAATAGAAGACTTTAGCCAGTTGGGCTTAGTAATGGATTCGCAAAGCGTTGCGAAGTCTATGAAATTTGGGCGCGTTTGTGCTTTAGCAGGTATTCAAAGCGGATACAGAAAAGCAGGCGAAAAATGCCCTTTTATTACCTCAGACGACTTGGCCGATGCTGTCGAGCACTTTATAGAATTAGAGCCCGCTATTTTGGCTTTTAGTGAAGCGGTGCAGCAGTTTTTTAAACCAGCCGATGACGTAGCCCCAGTAACGGGAAAGTAACAGGCGGAAAGGCTCAGCCGTTGACCTTTGACCGCCTTAAGCAAATAGGCTACGGCGAGATGCTAATGAGCGAGCAAGAGTTTAACGACGCTAGCCCGCTTTATTTTCGTTTAAGGCTTCACGGAATGAGAAAGGCCCAGACTTTGGCCTATCGTACCCAATGGGAAGTAAGCCGATGGATGGCCGCTACAATTATGGCACCGCACCTTAAAAAACCAATAGCTCCCAAAAATTTAGTAACTTTTTCGTGGGAAGAGGAAGAGAGAGAGAATATTGTTGAATTAGTTTCTAAATATAGACATATCTTTAACAAGTTAACCCCAGACCCTCAGGCGTGAAAGCAGTAAAAGCGATATACAATATTTTAAGCAATAACTCAGCCGTTACGGCTTTGGTTTCTACACGAATAAACCCGCTAAGGATTCCAGAAAAAAGCCCACTGCCAGCCATTGCTTACCAGTTAGTAAATAACACGGGGCACGCTTCAAAGAGCGGATACTCGCATACAGATTTTGCACGATTGCAAGTTATGAGCGTTGCAGACACTTACGCTGGCGCGATTGCACTAAGTGAAGCTGTGCGTGAGGCTATGCAAATAAGTACGCCTGCTACTTTTAACGGTGTTAAAGTTCAAGTCATTGAATATGATGGGGAGGTGCACCTTCCAGACGATAACGCGGGCTTTGCTGGAGTTAGCACCGTTGCAATGGACTTTATTATAAACTTTACTAGATAATGGCAACGCATAGTAGTATAAACATAGCCCTAAGCGCAGATACCTCGGGGCTGAATAAGAATATAAAAGAAGCTGCAAAAACAGTTGAGCAGGGCGGTAAGAGAATGCAGGAAGCCGCAAGGCAAGCGGGCGAGGCGATGGCAAACGCTCTGGGCAATATGTCCGTAAAGGATGCCATTAAAGAGGTAACTCAGGCGATTGATGAGCAAAAAGCCATTACTCTAGGGTATCAAAAAGACCTGCAAAGTTTGCGCGATAAAAGCGCTCAGATGTCAGCAACTGACATTAAAGGGCAGCGTGCTTTACGTAAGGAAATAGAGGCTGTAAAAGCGTCTATCGCAGGCCAAAAGTTAGGGATTGCGGATTTAATTGCAGAGAAAAAAATACTACAAGCTGAATTAGCAAAGGAGGCAATGGCGACCAAAGAGGCGGCCAGAGCAACAACCGAAGCCAATAAAGCCAGCAGAGAGCAAAAAACTGTTAACGGAGCGACTAGAGCAAGCCTAAACGGCTTGGCTACTTCGTTTAGTTCGGTTTCGTCTATTATGGCAATTGTAGCAGACGATAACAAAGCCCTGCGAAATGCTTTAATGGCAACTAACGCGGCGCTTAACTTCTCTGCTGCTGTTATGCAGGTGCGCGATTTGTCTAAAGAGTACGGAGGATTAGGAAATGCTGCAAAAGATGTAAAACAATGGATCACTGCTAACCCATTTTTGATTACTGCGGCCGCAATTACTGCCGTGGGCGTTGCGATTGCAATGTATGAAACTGAGGCGGAAGCAGCAGTAAGAATGCAGCGCGAAGTTAATAACGAACTTAGCAAAGCAACAGAAGGCGCAACTGCTAGCGCGATAGAATTACGAGCCTATGCTGCAATAGTAAACGATACCACACAAAGCGAGAATAAAAGACAAGGCGCTTTAGTTGAATTAAAAAAGGCGGGCATTGCTGTTGATGATGTAAATATTAGTACAGCGCGCGGATTAAAAACGCTTAACTCACGAGTAGAGCGCTCTATTGAATTGTCAATACAGAAGGCAATAGTTGACAAAGCCGCTGCCAAAATTGCTGAACTGGAACTAAGCAAAATAGAAGCCGTAAAACAAGCGCAAGAGGGCGTAATTGCCACAATTGTAGACGAGGTGGCTTTTATGGGCTTAAAAGTTCAGCGCGTTAAAGAAGGTAATAAAGCACTCGAACAGGCAGACGCTCAAATTAACCTTTATAAAAATGCTTTATCTAGCGCCTCTTCTCAGGTTGCAAACTTGAGTAAAGGAGTAGAGAACGATACGGAAGCACAAAAACTCCATAATAACGTATTAAAAGCGGGTACTAATGAAGCGGAGAAAGAAGCGGAAGCGTTTAGAAAGTTAGAGGAAGCAATTTCTAACCCTAAAAATACAGGCAAAAGTTTACTGGCTCCAGTTGACCCAATAGTAACGCAGTCGATGGACGAAGTCCTACAAAAAATGGACGAAATCCCCGCAGCAGTTGAAAGGGTAAAAACTCCACCTCTATTTACGGATGTCGTTGAAGAGGCCCCTGCTGTTATTGGTACAACTGTTGAAATAAGCGACGCGTTTAAGGAAATGGCAGACCGCAACAGCGAGAGCTTCCAGAAAAACGCCAGCGCATTAAATGCAAGTAATATCAAAACTGCCGAATGGGCAGCAAAGACACAAATAGCCTTAGACCAAATTAACGCGGCCTTTGCTAACTTGCAAATGCAGACAGCCGAAAATATCGGCCAATTTATTGCAGATATAGCAACAGGAGACCAAGCCGCTGGCAAAAACTTTGGTAAAAATATGCTGGGCGCTATTGCTGCATTTATGGATACTTTGGGGAAGGCAATTGTAACTACTGCCATAGCGACTGAAGCCTTTGAAAAATTAATAGTTGCAAATCCAGCAGCCGCAGCCGTTGCAGGTTTAGCAATGATTACAGGCGCAGCGATTGTAAGAAATGAATTAAAGAAAGGGCCAGATATTCAGGCATTCGCTGACGGAGGTATAGTAAGCGGGCCTACGCTTGGACTTATGGGAGAATATCCAAACGCTGCGAGTAACCCAGAGGTTATAGCTCCGTTGGATAAATTGCAGTCAATGATAGGCGGAGGCAAAGAGGGCTATATTGCGAGCACTCAGATTCAGGGCAGGGATTTAGCAATAGTTTTAGAGCGATATAATAAAGATACTAAGAGAGGATAAAATGGCACGGATTTATTACGGGAGTTTCAAAAGTATAGATAACATTACTCACAGGGTAGAAATTTGGGACGGTGCAAATGGAACTACTCCCGAAATAGTCACTGGATTGTATGCTACTCGCGTAACTGCGGCTGGCGGGTTTCAAGAGGGCGCTGGATGTTTAAGCACGAAGTTACAAGCGCTCACTGGCTCCATTGAGTTAACTCTTGCAGGTCAGGGCTATGTCATAACTCGCAAGGGAGAAGGAGACCCGTTATATAGCAATTATATTAGACCTTCTAGAGTTGCTACTTACTGGGTTATTCCAAATAATACCGTATTAAATAATTTCGAGTCAATTGCTACAACTACTGAGCAATACTGGGCTATTTTGATTTATAAAAACGGCGTGCTAGATTATGTGGGCCGCGTACTTGCAGACCAGTTAACGCGCTTAAGAGAAGCAATAGAAGCAAAGCCTGTTATTGAATTAGTGGCAGTCGATGGCTTAGAATTACTTAGCGGATATAAAGTAAACCCTAGCGACTTTACAGATGGAAAAATAACAATAGCGCAAATATTTAGGCGCGCTTTGGATAATTTGGCCCTAAAGGATTACTGGGTTGTAAATGGCACTAACGCGGATTATTTTAGAGAAGCCTCAACGGTATACAACTCCTCTGCTGCACGCAAAGGCTTCGACTTGGAAGAGGTAGACATTAACACTTTTGTAAGCGATTACGACCAATTTAAAGACGTTCGCGCTACGGATGCGAGCCAGTTTATTTACGCTGCAAACGATATGCTAGACTGCTCAGCTGCTTTAGAGCAACTTTGCGAAGTGAAGCAGGCGCGCTTTATTCATTCTCAGGGCAAATACTGGCTTGTAAGTTTTGCCGATTACATAGATACCACTATTACTTACCGCGTTTATTCGTATACGCTCCAATTTCAAGGAACGACTGCAACCTATGCACACAGGCAAACATTAGGCGCAACTTCTACGCGTCCGCAGTGGCTTGCTAAACCTACACTTACTCACCAAGTAGCCGCTAAGTATGTCGAGGTAGATACTCTAAGACATTTGGGCGCTGGAATTTATAGGAGTTTTGCAAATAGTTCGGTTTCTGCCTTAACAAATGTTTTTACAGACATTCCAACAGGAACGACTCCAGACGATGCGCCTATACGCGTTAGATTCAGCTTGAAATTTTCTAAAACTTATTTTTCTCTTACTGGAGGCGGAACGATGCCAGAAGAGTACAGCAATGTATTTGTAAAAATATGGCTTACCGATAGCAGCGGGAATATTAAAATTTTAGATAATACTAATTTTTATTGGGTAAGTCATACGGGCACCGTCCCTGCTTATGTAGAAAAAATAGACACTAGCAACCAGTCTAGCACTTGGACTACTTTTAACTTTGATAAAAATTTAACTACGGCTCCAGCAGGATTTACTAACTTAAATGTTAGCGTGACTGTCTCAGGCGTTTGTAGATGGTTTACAACTTCTGGCAAGCCTATTACTTCTGGGTATCCTAGAAGCGATGCTAAAAACTTCTGGGGCGCTATTAATGTGGCTTTTGCAGACGCTAGCCCTTATAATAACCCAGACTTTACTTTTGATATTGCCGAAATATTCACGCCAGACGCGGCTAACTCTGTGAACTCAGTTCCTGTAATACTAAACCCCAAATACTATTCTAGTGACACTAAATACTCTACTGGGGCGATTCGAGTAAATGACGGCTCGGCTTTAGTATTGTCTCCCTCTAATTGGTTCGGAGGTTGGGATTCTGTAACGCACGGAACGCTTACAGAAATGCTAGGCCAAAGCGTGGCAGGATTGTACAAGGACTTTATGCCAGTAATACAGGGCACTTGGGTAGATAGCGGAAGTTTGACGGCTATTAAGTCGCTTTATTTTGATAATTATACTTGGATTTTACAAGGCTGCCAATATTCTGCACGCTCTGAGCAATGGGCGGGCGAATGGGTTGCAATTATACCAACTTATAGCGGAATTAGTGGAAGCGGTGAAGGCTACAAAGTAGGTACTGGATTAAAAGACCGCGTTAACTATTTGGATATGCAAGTTTCTAATATTAACGACCAAATACAGCGCGTTTCAGATTCTGTTAAATTTACCCTTTCTAACGAAGTTAGCGGAAGCCCTACGGCTATACCTTCAGAGAATACCAGCTATGAGGTTATGCTTCAATACGACGCTAGTAACGCAGTAATGGAGTGGCACCTACAAGAGCACGGAACTTTTAAAACTTACACGGCTGGAACTTCTGCGCTCGATGTGACTTTTGAGGGGCATTTAGCGGACTGTACGGCGGGCTCAGTTACGCTTAATTTGCCAGCGGTTGGAGTTTCAAAAGGTAAGCGTTACTACTTTGTAAAAAAACCTAGCTCGCATAATCTACGCATAGACGGCGCAGGCGCAAATATTAGCGGAGCCGACCATATAGATTTAAGCACAAACTACTCAACTGCTACTTTAATTTGCGATGGGTTGGAATGGTTTAGAATAGCGTAATAGTTGTAAATGTTACAGCAATTTAATGCTATTTTTGACCTATGGCACAGGCTAGCATTGATATAGTAGCAGGCTCTCAGGGGTTTAAGCTACACACAGCAGCGACAGTTACAGGCGTTTCTTATGACGCTTTAGTAGTTCGCGAGGATACAGTATTTACTTCTTTTACGGTTCAAGTGGACTACCAAACAGCCACAAATGTATTGAGCGCTCGCGGTATGTCTGGCGTTACTTTCCAGCAGGGCGAATATTTGCCAGCAGGTAAAGGCGCTAAAATTACTGGCTTTGTAATTAGCTCGGGGTCTGTAATAGGTTACTAAAATTATGCTATCAACTACTCCGCTAGGAATTGGCACACGAGGGGGAAGTTACAAAGGCCAAGGCTGGCCTATTGTAAAGTCGTATAAAACTAGAATAACTGCGGACGGCGGTTATTTCGAGGGTGTAAGCTGTTTACTGCGCAAACTAAATAACCTATAATAAAATGAGCGATTTATTAAATAAAGCGAGTTTGGTAATGATACCAAGCGGATACAAAGAGGACACCGTATATTCAGCAGTTCCAACCGATGGAAGCGGGGATTTATCATTTACGCGCAGTTCAAATGGAACGCGGGTGAATAGCGCGGGATTGGTTGAGGTTTGCCCGTGGAATTTGATTCCGAATAGTCAAACTTTTTCAAGTTGGAGTAAAATTCAAATTGGTAATACAGTTACAGTAACAGACAATTTCACAACCGCCCCAG